AGGATACTATAGTATTTAGGATCAAAGTGTTGGTAAATTTCACCGCTTTGTGAAATAAAAAAACACGGTAATCGGTTATATTTACCGTTGTACCGTGTTTTAATTTTTGTCAAGTACTCATCCATAGTACATGACGTATGTGTAAGAATTATTTGTTTCTTTTTGGTTTTGTTTTTCTGTATATTTTCGTTACTTTCAAAGTAATATTCCTTATTTACCACCATCTTTTGTGAAAACCATAATATTTTCTATTCCATTATTTTTAATCTCATTGGTTTTATCGTAAACAGGATAGTTTTCTAAATTGTTTTCAGTTGTAGGTTCTTCAATAACTGGTTCCTCAACAATTTCTAACTCTTTTTCAACTTGCGCTTCAACTAAAAACTCTTCTTCAAAGTTGTCATCTGAATCATCAAAAGGTTCATCAATTTCATATGGTGTAAAAGCTAAAGCTGTTGGTTCATCAACTAAAACCTCTTCACTTATTTCAGGTGATTCATTAAGTTTTTCCTGAGCTTTTTCCTTTTCTTCGTTTAAGTTTTTTTCTTTTTCTTTTCTTATGTATTCACTAATACCACCATCATCAATTATAACGTCAATACCTTTTTCTTCTTCAGTTTCTGGTCTAATATAATCCACCAATGATTTAATAAAACCTAAAGCTACTAATGGTAAGATCGCACCACTAACAATTGATAATATTCTTTTCTGTTCAATAGGGTCACTATCAACAAAACCAAATAACTCAATCCATGGTTGATAATTGGTTAAATGGGTATAAGCGAAAAAAGCGTTACCCATCGCCTGCATTGCTGTTAATATAAAAAATAAAAACCACACAATACCCTTATTCATTTTTTTAAGGGCTATAATAGATGCTAATGATGCGGCAGCACCAACTTCAAAAGCCAAAGCTAATGTTACGGCTAACCACTTAGGATTTGATAATTCAAAGAAATCAATTACGTGGATTGTTGATATACAACTCGTTAAGATATACAATAAAACAAATGTTGTTATAACAAATTTATTTATTAAATTTTGATTCATAATCTTTTTTATATTTATAATATGTTGGTTCTTTTATCAGCATTATATCCATAATACTTTGTTTTGTCTTATTTTGTTTTATATATTCACCAAACACTAATAATTTTTCATTATATTTTTTACGTTTATTTTCAGAACGCGTTTTGATCCCATTTTTATATTTTTCAGAGTTTCTAACACCATCACTTATTTTATTCTTATGGTTATCACTTAAAATAACATTTTTACGGTTATCACAATAATTAATCAAATTATTTATGCGCTTTCCAGATTCCCATTCACATTTTAATCGATCACTAAGTTGATTTTTGTAATCAATACTATGTATCGGTTTACCTGTTTTAGTTTTAATCATTTTTTCCTTTTGGTCAAAATCTAATGGTTTACCAAAATTAGGATTCTTATCACCTAACCAATTCAATCTTCTTAGCTCTCTAAAATTTTCTAAATTTTTATTATTAGACCAAGTATCACCACCATCACCACCTAACGTACCGTTGTAACCATTATTAAAGGAATCATAAACACCAACGTAGTGTTTTTCACGTTCATTAACGTTGAGTTCTGTTAAACCATCTTCTATAAGAAACCAAACAAGATTATCACCCTCAGCAAGAATACAATCATAAAATTTATGAGAATTTGTTTTTCTTTTAGCCGCTGTATAATGTTGTTTTTTTCTTTTTAATAAATCATGTTTTGTTTTACCAATATAATGTTTATTTGATTTTGGGTTTAGTACTCCGTATATTTTATATGTGATAGTATCCATACATATAAATAGTTATATTTTAACAAAAATTTGTTGATATCAAAGACACCATCACATACAACGTAACAAATGTTCCAATTATAAAGTTTTTTGTTATTTTATTTTCTACTTGCATTAATTCAAAATTGTTTTAAATGTGTTTTTTGCTTCGTTAATTTCTTTCATAACCTCATCAAGTGAGTCTTCTTTTCTACCCAAAGGAGCTTTTAATAATTTTGCTACCTCACCTTGGCTAACTAAATCACCGTAGATTTGTTGTTCTTCAGCCTCGTCCATAACAATATGTTTATTAATGGCTTTAATGATAATATTAGAAGTTGTTGTTATTACATCCAGATTACCAATAATACTATCTCTACTACCCTTCCATAAAGCAATATAGTTTATAGCATATTTTAAATCTGGTACATCAAATGATCTTAATACAACGTATGCAACGGATTCAGCTTGCAATTCCAAAATTTCAGACATGTTTCTACCAACATAAGCATCCATAATGTGTTTTGTTTTTTCGCCTAGATTAGCATCAGAAGTACCTGATTTCTCAGCTTCAGCTTTTGTTTTAAGGTATTTCTGGTGCATTAACTCATGTGCAAATTCATGCACTGCTGTAGAAGCTTTACCAATACCAGCACTATCGCTAGAAATTCTAACTTTACCACCAGCTGAATACCCCTTTTCACCACCCTTAGCATCTTCAACAGCAAAATCAATACCATAATCCTCGTAAACTTTAACCATCGCATCAAAGATTTTATCAGCAATCGGGTTTTCTTCAGTACTAAACCAATCTAATTCAGGTTTTTCAACACTAGATGCTCCCTCACCTTTGTCATTTACAACATCAGAAATATCATATACAGGGTATAAGACAAAAGGTGTTGTTGCGATTGGATCATTAATCATTTTTTCCATCTTTTGTTGCATTTCTGGTGTTAGTTTACCACCTTTACCAAACTTTTTTATAAATTCTTCTTTTCTTGTCTTTTTAGTAAAAGCGGTAGGTGGTTTAAGTGTCGGTCTCCATATGATAATTTGTTGTGCTCCTTCTTTTGGTATATAACCCAACTTAGACCAACCAGATCTAGAATTAACTTTTGTTGAATCTCTTTTTTGAATGTAAATCAAAATTTGGTTATTAAATGAATAACCTGGAAATTTAGCCAACCAATCAAAATAATCTTTAATTTTTTCTGTTAATCTAACACTATCAACCTCATCAGCTAATTCATTGATAAAACCGTCAATTTTCTTAACAATATCATCTTTCGTTACATCAGTTTCTGGTGCAATAGGTGCCGACTTAACAGCATCTTTAACATCCTCAAGCTTTTGTATTAATTCATTAGCTTCATTTGACCCACCCAAAGATTTATTTGCTTCTGCAACAGCTTTTTTAGCAATTTCAATAACGGTTTCAATCGGTTTAAATTTATCGTTTAACCACCATTGTTTATTGGTGTTATCCCACATAAAACCGTTTCTCTTTAATATATCTTTAGCTGCAATTACTTCTTTTGTAGCGGCATTAGGGTCTTCTAAATCGGAGACAACGATAACTCTATTTGATCCGAATTGGTCTTTAACGACTTTAGCTAAAGTTAAAGCCTCATTAACTGATGATTTTGTGTGTTTAAATATTAACATTTGATTATTTGTTTTCCAAAGCGTTTATTTGTTTATCAATTTCAGCTTGTCTGGTAACATCTAACATTTTTCTATCGGTTGACTGGATCATGCGTTTTTCGGCTCTAAGACCCTCAACTCTTAAATCTTCATGTGTAACCACGGTCATTTCCAATGAGTCCACTTTATTAGACATTTTGTCAATTCTTTTATTCAGACTTCTTACATCACTATTACATGTTCTCATGAATAGTAATACTAACATAACCAAGACTATCTTAGTAAAATGTTTATTCAAAATTTGTTCGATTTTGTTCATACTTATAAATATTTAGTTTTTATTAAAAATTACAATAAATTAAAGATTCCACCAGAATAAAACCTAAGTTTCTTAATAGCCTTCTCTTTAATTTGTCTAACACGCTCTTTAGTTAGTTCCAAATCTTCAGATATTTCTTGTAGGGTGCACTCGTTACCATCTAACCCAAAATACCTAACGATGACAAGCTTTTCGGTTTCTGTTAAGTTATTTAAAACGTTATTTAACGCGTTAATTAAATTAAGTTTGTCACTGTCATAAGCATCATCTGGTCTTAGTGATGATTTGTCTTCATAAATATCATACAACGATAAACCTTCATCATCATATTTATCATCAAACCTTTCAACTGACGGTAAATTTGAAAAATCATTAATAATATCGTTTTCGTTTATGGAAGCAAAATTCTTTTGGGCTTCTTTGTTGGCTTTACGAACATCATTAATCACGTTAATTGGTAATCTAATCATTCTTGAATTATCATGCAATGATTGGATAATAGATTGTTTAACCCACCAAACAGCGTAAGATAGAAATCTAACTTCATCCTGTTCGTAATTAAACCTTTCAGCTGCCTTTAATAACCCAAAGTTACCCTCAGATATTAAATCTTCAAAATTTACTCCTTGGCCTTGATATTGTTTTGCTACAGTAATGACATATCTAAGATTTGAGTAAATTAATTTTTCTTTGGCTTTACTATCACCAGTTTTAATTTGTTTAAGTAATTCACGTTCCTCAAGTCGGCTAAGCGGCTCATGTTTTCTTACGTCTTGTAAATAATTTGCGATCTCTCTTTGATCGATCCAATGTGCTGTGTTAACTTTCTGTGTCATTATCTGTATTGTAGTGTTTTAAAATTAATCTCTCTTCTTCTGTTAAACTTTCATATCCGTATTCAATTATTTTATCCAAAATTGGATCAATAATATCCATACTAATTTTAACCTCTTTACCTGTACTCCTTTTTTCCGTTGCGTTTTTTATCTCATCTTCTAATAAAGAAATATATTGTTCCCTTGCCTTTGCAACTAAATCAACAAAATATTGTATTTTATTTAACGTTAGTTCATTATGTCGTTTTGAACCTTCCGTGTATAAGTGTTTATAATATTCATCCGTAACATGCTTTGAGTACTTCTCTTTTGTTATATCAAATAAGAAGAATGACTCTGTATACTCAGAATACATTTTCTTAAAAAACTTATCCAAAAAACTCATATTCTCTTTTGAATGAAAAATTAATATGATTGAAGCTGGCCCAAAAATCCATTTTAATTGATGTTCATTATCCAATATTGGTTTTAACCCATGTTTAAAATTATCAGGGTACTTACCAACAAAAAACATAATATACTTTTTAGGTTTTTTCTTGAATAGTTTATTAAAGAGTAAATAAACCTCATACTTTATTTTAAAGACTATCCAGTCGATTATTTTAGTCATTTGATTCTAACACTTTTGAAATATTATCATTTTTTTCCACTCTTACTATATGGTCAGCCCAATCTTGTACGTATGGATTATGGCTGATTACCCAAATATGTTCAAACAATGTTTTTAATTTATCGAAGAACATACCCAATCTATCCAAGTTGTCATTAGATACTTTACCAGTAACCTCATCAAATATGATGATGTTTGGTTTAGGTAATGAACAAACCTTACTCAATACACATCTTAACGCCAATGAACTAACGGTTTTCTCATAACCAGAACCTGATGTTAACGGTTTTTCAACACCACTTTCACAATCAATCATCCAGAACTCAATTTCGTTTTTATCATTCATACGCATCTCAAGATCAAAATCACAAGTATCTGATAAAAGGATTTTTAAGTGGCTGTTGATTAACGGAATCATAGTACTTAATACCATTTTAGAAATACCATTTTTACCATAAACATCAAGATAAACCCTGAATATTTTATCAACCACCTCTTCACGTTTAAGTTCAGTTATCAAATTATTGTACTCACCAATTTTAGTTTCAGATAATTCAATATCTTTCTTAAAACCATTGATTTGTAACATCAAACCTTCTTTTTCGTTCGTCTCATTTTCAACTCTAAATTTCAACCTTTGTAAATCGGTATCAATTATTTTGTTTTTCTCCAAAGCTTCTTTAGCCAAACCGTAAGCTTTTAACTTATCCTCACCACGTTCCAAACTACCATTATAGTTTGTCAACTCCATTTCTTTGTTTTGTAACAATAACTCAGCTTTATTATAAGCATCCCATAGCATTTTAATGGTATCGTAACTTTCTATCTTACTAGACAGTTCTTCGATACTTATGGTTGCTTTTTTATGTGCATTATTTTTGGTTTTTAACTTTTTATCGTTTTCAGTGATTTCTTTCTTATGGTCAACACCTTCCAATGGTCTTTGGCATGATTGGCAAATCTCACCATCCTCAAGCATTTTAATCGTCTTTTCAATTGAAGCGATTTCCATCCTTAATTCAATTTCCTTTTCCCTAGCATCACGGATGTTTGAAACAGCTGTTGAGTACGCATCAACATCATATTCTTCTTTTGGTTTTGGGTTTTCCTTTTTTAATTGCTCAATTTCATTTGTTTTAGTTTCAATAAAACCTTTAACCTTATTAATACCAGCTAAAATATCATCCTCATTTAATTTGTACAATTCAGTATCAACATTAACACGGACTTTATTTAATTCATCCCTTTCCTCATCAAAAGATTTTAATAAATCAACTTTGGTTTTAAGATTAACATTCAAACCGTCAATAAACTCATTATTATTTTTAATCTTATCTTCCTCAACACTAATCTTAACTAAAATTTCCTGGCTATTATTGTGGTATAATTTTGACTTTTCTTTCCACTCTTGGTGTTTTTTCTTAGCAATCTTTTCTTTTTCTCTAAAGAATTCCAATCCAATGAATTTAGTTAAAATTCTACCACGCTCAGTTGGTTTTGTTTTAATTAAATCATCCAAGTTATCACCAGTTGTTAAGATGGTAATTAAAAAATCCTCATATGAACCAACATAAGTCTTAATCAAATCATCAGTAAACTTTCTTTGCTCACCATTCAATTGTTTAACACCACCTTTTGGTAATACTTGATAGAAGTCTAATTCGCTTTTACATGTATACTCACCGTTTCTACCTTGTTTTCTGTTGATTTTTCTGCTGATGATGTAATTATCACCTTCAATCTCAACCATACCTTTAACACTAACAGTATCTTCATCACTGAATCGGTTAAACACATCTTCCATCTTATCAGTCTTTGATGTAACACCAAAGAATAAGAATAGTATT